TTTCTTTTACAGCACGTGCATCAGCAATAGCTTCTTTTAGCAAATCTGTTTTTGCCATTGTTTCTCCTTAAATTTTGTTTTGGAAATAAGATTATTGGAAATCTTAATAGAAATATTATTTTTTTTTAGTTAAACGTTATATTAGATCTGAATAACGTATTTATAATATATATAGCCATGAACCAAAAAACAGTAAAAAAGTCCTAACATTGCTGCTAGGACCATTAAAAATACAATTATTTATTAAAATTCTTGATTAAATTTGTTTAAATATTTTGCTTTAAGTATTTCAGCTCTTCTTACTACACTAGGTTTTTTAAATTCTTGCATTTCTTTTAATCTAGTTAATGTATTACTTTGTTTTAATTGTTGCTTCCATATACGCATTGCATATGAAATATCTTTATCTACAACTTTAGCTCCTATACCAATGCCGGGCATAACCGATTGATGTTCTTTTTGTTTTCGATTCATGTAACTTATTGATTTTTATTTATACGTTTTTTTCTTGATTTGTCTTCTAATATTTTAAACCGAAAATGTTTTATCTCCGGCTTCGATGAAATATATCCCTGTATCTGTTGAGATTCTTTTGCTGGATCATCCCCTATTCTAAAATGAAAATATCCAAAACGACCATCTTTAGATTGTTTATAGTCAATTACATATATTTTCTTTTTTGTTGCAAAATTACGAATTTCGCTAGCTACGTTATCTGCCATGGCCGGATCATACAACATGTATTGAACCCCGCCACGATAATCAGTCATGTTGTTGATGAGCTGAGCTTCATCTAGTTCTTCTTCGGTTAATCCAGCATCTTTCATTGCATCGCCTAATTCTTTTACAGCATCCGTTGTTGCTTTAATTGCTTCGATATCTTTTGGAGTTGGCATTTTTGAATCGTTTTGTTCATTCAATCCAAAAAAGTCTTTATACATATTTTTAAACTTGCTCATTTATTTCCTATAATAATATAAAAATATTTTAGATGAAATCAAAATCAATCTACACTATAATATTTTTTAAGTCCTTCGCCTATATCATCTATTGCAGCTTGACATCGTCTTTCATGGATCATGATTTCATTTGCTGATTTCTTTAAATCTTTAAGTGCAGCTTCTACCATTTTCATTCGACGGCTTTCTGCTACTTTATCTAACATATCATCATCTGATTCGCTAACCATACGACCAGCAGTTTCTACCATATGTGATATACGTTCAACAATCTCAGATAAATCTCGATTTCCAGATATTGAATCCGCCATTGATGAATACATAGATAATGATTCTGCAAATTTCTTTTTATCTTCAATTGATAAAGGAGCTTCCGCATCACTAAAAACTGTTTGTTTTTCTGTCTCATTTAAAAGACTTTTAATTCTATTTAAATTTTTTCCTAACATTATCTTATATCCTACATTTGCCATCTTCGCATAAAATCGAAGTTATTATTTCGTTTGTTCTATAATATACATCTGCTGAAGATTTTGTTTTAGTAACCGATTCATTCATGCTCTTTGGATTCATGAACGCTCCATGCGTTGATGGATTTGAAACAAAATCCCAACATACCAATTCAAAATCTTCTTGTACTTCTAAAGCAGATTCGCTATATAATTCTTTTACACTGCCCAATCCACGTGAGGAAATACCCAATGTTACTCCAGCTTTAAATAATTCTTTTAATATTTTACCAGATGGTGTATCTAAAACTAAAACATCGCCTTTTAAATCATCACCTTCCCACCATATTTTTAAAACATTGTGAGATACATTATTCAAGTTAACAACAGCCGAATCCGGATGATCTAATTCTCCCAATGCTCTGTTTTGGCGGATAAATTGCTCTTCATATCGCCGACATTCTCGTTCTAATATATGTTTAGGATAAATACGACCGTTTTGATTTTTAGCCCCAGCTCGTTGTAATACACCCTGCACAACGTATCCCCCAGGTACACCATATCTAGAACCATTTGACTCATTAAGAGTTTTTAATGGCTTAAATGGCATATAATCTTGTATAAGTTCTTGTGTCATACTATTCTCCTAACGATCTAACTCGTTCTGATAATTTAATTAATGTTTCCGAAATTTTATTTAATGCTTTTTCTGTTGCAGGGCCATAACCGGATCTGGTAACACCAGCTTCCGTTTTTAGTTTAGCCGTATGTTTTACTAGCTCTTCTACTTCGCGAAGGCGTTTAGCAACACTGCGAATTGTTTCTTTAACTTTTTTCTCTGGAGATTTTTTTGGATCTCCGTTAGCAAATTGACGATAACCTTCAATTAAACGCTCATATTGTTTATCTAACGCTTCTTGTACTTTTCGGTATCCCAATGCTTCAATTGTATCTTTATCAGCTGGACCAAAAGACTTAGGTGTCATATAAGCACCAGCATCAGCCGAAATTGATGCCTCATCTAAATCATAGATACCCATTTTTTCTAATTCTTCTCGATCGAATTCTTTAACTAGTTGATTTCTGAAATCATTAATTGTTATAATCCATTCCATTACTGAATCAACAGCACCCGGATTGTCATCGAAGAATTCAGCAAATCCTTGTCTATACCCCAAACTCCCAATAACAGTTTCTAACGGAGAAGAAGAATAATAACCTTCTTTAATATCTTTCACATCTTCATCTTCATACCAATTACCATCTCCATCTGAATCTTGCCATCTAGGTTCAACTGTTTTTAAATTAGAAATTGCATCTGCATATGGTACTCGTTTCCCAGTTTTAATAAATTCTACTTCCCATTTAGTAGTATCAGATCCATTTCTGTGTATTTTTACGGGTCGACCCGCATATGTATAATTAGAATTACTTTCAGATACTATATCTTTAAATTCATTCTTCATTCGTTTTAAAATTGATTTCATTTACTATGTACCCGTGTTAATTCATCAACTAACTCAAAATATCGCAATAATGACAATACATGAGATTCTTTAATTACTTTTAAATTCTCCACGTTGCATAACAACTCAGACAACTTTTTAACTTTAATTTTTGTTACTGTGTCTGAAATATTATTTACGTGTTTTGATAATTTATCTTTTATTATAGGAATTTCTTGTTTTATATATTCACGTAACATTTCTGTATCATTGATATGCGTGATATATTTATTTAATAAACGTTTTTGTGATTCCGATAAATTTGAATATTTTTGATTGAATTTATCTATTACTAATTTATAAACTAATAATCGTTCGTCTTTGCCCTGGTTTTTAAATGTCTCTAATACAGTATCTTTTGTTGTTTTACGTGTTTCAGTTAATAAAACATGATCTAATATTACATTTTTACATTCATTTAATTTTCTAATATTAGATGACTCCTGATATTCAAATAACATATAAATGGATGCCAAGACCTTATAATTATTAATATGCCCTCGTGACAGGGATTCAAACTTAAAATTTTCAGATATTTCTTTTACTAAATTATATTTTTGTCTACGCAGTAATGATTGATTTAATTTAGAATATGCTCGCTGAGCCTCTTTAATAAAATCTAAAGCTCTAGCCTCTGATTTAAATTGCTCCCGGATAATTGAATTATATAATTGCAATTCCTTTGATAATTCTGAATTTTTACCGAAATATTTTTTAATGATATCAATTGCTACTGATTTATCTGAAGATAGAGCTTCGCTGGTTAGTTTCCTAACCAACATCTCAAATAAAATTCCAGCATTTTTATATTTTGAATGTTTTAATTTTTTTGCCATTCTAAATAATTCTTTTTTTATTTATTAATAAATATAATTTAGTTTATAAAATATTATTTTCATCCAACATCGTACCGCTATCTTCGTCATTTTTTTCTTCAAATAATAACTTTGTACTAGTAGATTTTTTAATTTGTTTTGCAAATCGATTAGCTAATTCTAATTTCATTTTAGTGCCAGTTCTGCGTGTAGCGTTTGGGTTAGGTTGGAATGTTGTTTTTTGATTTTCTGGATCAAAAGCCTGTTTAATCTGTTTTGTGCCTAGCGGATCCCAACCCAATTCGTTTTTATGTTGTCCTGACTTAATTCCTTCTGGCGGTCGGCCGCCTTCATTATCTGAATCAACTCCCATATGCAATGAAGCTAAATCATGCGGAGTACCATATGAAACTCCAGTTACTGTTGGATCATTACCCTCCTGTTCAATTTGATTTTGGCGGAAGCGCAGTTTCAAATCTTCTATAATATTAGTTCGTTCAGACAACCACTGTTCTTCAGTCATATTAAATATAAATTCATAGATATATTTATCAGAGACTAGTTTCGAATCCTTCATTGTATTTGCTAATTGAATTTTTTCATTCATTAACGCAATCTTTTGTTGATCGTAAATTATAGACGGGGCTGTTAATGATAAATCAAAGTTAACTAAACTTTCATTTTCAAATCCTTGTGCATATAAATGTACAATTGCAATTTTTGTTAATTCTGATACTACAATTTTCTGTATACGCTCAATTGTTCTAGCAAATCGTATATCTAATGACGCCAATGTAGATTTTCCTTCTACTCCTTCATCATAACCTAAAAATGGCTTAGGTATTTTTAATGCAGCCATCATTTTATGCTTAACATATTCTATATCGTCAATACCGGTAAAAGTCATACCAGGTAACGTATCAATTTCTGTAGATGTTTTATTTCCGCGTGTTGGTAAATAAAAATCCTCCAACATATTATTTAAATTAAACTTGAGATTGTAATTACCAGTTTGTGGATCTACATGTGGGACTTTTTTCATTTTATTAATAACAGTCTCCATATATGAATCTACTTCATTTGGTGGAATATTACCAATATCAATTTTGAATATACGTTTCTCAGGTGCGCGCATTATTCTGTGAATTAACATTGCATCTTCCAACATTGTTAATTTTTGAAATTCATGTCTCGCTCCTTCTAACATTGATCTACCATATGGTAAAAAGTTTGAATCTGATAATAGTCTAAAATGTGCTATTTCAAAAACATCATATTTTTGTTCTGCAGAAGAAATATGTCTAAATGTTATATCATATTCCCCAGTCGATTCATCAAATTCTTCCCATCGCTCAATCTCATAACTAGAAAATGGCCGTGCATTTAAAACCCCAACCTCTTCTGCAACATCTAATTTTAAAAACATATCGCCGTATTTACACATATTACGTATCCACGACCATAAATTAAATTCAATATTTAAAACATCATAAAATAAATTTTGTAATATTCGTTGAATTCTGGCGTCTTCGGTTTTAATTGTAATAATATCACCAAACTGATTAGCTAATGTTGACTCGTCAGCGTATATATCTAATGCTGAATGTAAAATTGGATCTTTATCCATCATTTCATAGTCAGTATATAACTGCATTCTGTTTTGATGCATGTAGTAGTTAGAGTCATAACCACCCATACCGCCGACTCTATGCTTATTACTACCATGTAATCGCATATATCGATCAGCAATTTTACTGTGAGATAAATTTCCGACACTTTGTAATTTATTTGTATCTACAACGCGTAGTTTGTTTTTACCATACGCTCGCACAATTACATTAGTGCTGAATAAGTTTGTTAGACGTTTTCTTAAAGAAGCCATATTATTAGATATATTATTTTTATATAAATATAACTTAATACAGAACCAGCTGGATTATATAAGCCATGTTAGATCTTGATCACCATCTCCAGGATTCCAATTCCATCCGGAATCACTTCTTGAATTACGATTGGTATAAATAACATTGCTACTTTTATTTACATGATTCAAAGCACGTTTATTTAATTCAATCCCTTGTTGTCTCAGTTTTAACGCTGTATCTCGTAACCACAGCCCAATACAAAATGACATGGTTAAATCATCATTATATCCACCCTGAGCTTGAGCTTTTCCATTTTGCCAAATAAATACCCATAATTCATCAATTAATCGTTTACTACGTATAATCGGGGCACGTTCTAACATGTATGTTTTTAATGCTGAAATCATTAATGGCCTAGTTCTACTAGTCGTAGATACACCCGGAACCATTTTTGATTTATCTACGGTGTCATATCCTTTTTGTAATTGCACTTCTATGTCTACATAGCCATCATCTTTATATGTATAAAATAAATTATCATAGCCTCGATCTAATACTGGTTGTATTGCTGCCCAACCAATATTGGCATTTTCAATAGCTAATAAACCATTATTCCATTCTGTAGCTACGCCGTGTAACATGATTCCAAATTCCTTTGGGGGAATCTTACCTTTATATTCAGCAACCTGTTTTACAGATTCAACTTCAATAACATGAAATGCAGAAAAGTCATTTCCATCACCACGAGCGACATCCGCTATAATTATATAGTCTTTAGAATAGTCAGGATATTCCCATATCCAATAATTTTGATCAAAGCCTCGCATTTCAATTGGAGGAGTACACCGATCTTCATATTCTTTAAGAATCGGTCCATCTACTACAGTATGGCCTGAACTAATAAAGTCACAATCACATTCTTGTGCTGCTCCCTTTTCTCCTAATAATTGTGTTTGTTTATCGCGCCATTCCTGATCTCGTTCGGGATGGACAGTCCAGTGTAGCTTTATATTATTCCACTGCGTTTTAGGATTAGTTTCACCATCTACCCATGTCTTATGAAACCAATTACCCATACCATTTGGAGTAGATAATACAATAGCACCACCACCTGTTGATAATGTAGCTTGAGAGGCAATCCATATCTCTTCAATATTTCTAATAAATGCTGCCTCATCTACTATTAATAATGATAATGCTTCCGATCTCGCACCGGTATTAGCCGATGATATGGCTTTGATTTGGGAACCATTTTTGAATTTTAATGATAATTTATTATCAGCTTCAATATTACCTTTGAGCCAAGATGGTAAATTATCATGCATTATACGAACTTTAGTAACTAAGTTTTTAGCTACTTCTTGCGTTGTCGCAATAACTAATACATTAAATGAATCCGTGAATAGCATTTGATGTAACGCATATCCAGCCGCTAATGTAGATATACCTAATTGCCTAGACTTTAATATAACATTATACCGATTATTATGTAATGTATCTAAAGACTCTTCCTGGAAATCATATAAGTTAAATTTAATTTTTCCTCGCTTAGGATGTTGTATATAACAATAATTTCGCATGAAAAATACTGGGTCTTGTACGCATCGTAGGTACTGTTCCCGGATTATCGATTTTAAATCTTTTTTCTTCATGTTTACAACTTATTATTTAGTTAATAATAGATACTGCTAATTTACCAGCTAAAATTGCTGTTAATATACCAGCTGGAAATGTTATATACGGACGTTCGTACCATTTAGGAGTAAATAATTCTTCTCGTTTAATATAAATGTCTATATTATCTTGAAGTAATTCATTTTGTTTATTTAAAAGATCAATTTCTTTTTCTTTTAAAAAGATATTATATTCCTGGTATGATATCAACGAATCTTGCTCTCGAATAATTTTTTCATTAATCTCAGTTAATTCAAATAACGAGTCTAATGTTTCTGATATACTATATACTTCTTCTACAGTAAAACATGTATCTGGATTTTGTGCAGTTCCGAATAAAGGAAATACCATTAATAATATAACTACAATATATTTCATTTCCGTTTATTAATTTTATCTAAAATATTATCTTTAGCAGATTTAACATCTTCGCTCTTAGAAACCACAATATTCTCTTTTTGATCTTTAAGATCAGATATGGTTTCTTTTTTATCGTTAATTTTATTTTCTACAATATCTTGTTCTTTTTTAACTTCGGTTATTTCCGTTTCAATTTCAGAAATTTCTTCGTTATTTCTTTCAATTTCATCTTCTAATTCTCGTTTTGTTTTTTTAGATTTTGAAATAAAAATAAATGACAATATACCAACAATTGTAGTTATAATAGAAATTAATATAACTTTTAATTTTTTCATTTATTATCTTTGTTAAGTTGTTTATCTAACTTTTTTAGAAAATCAGCTTTGAATAATTTAAAGTTTTCTTCAATAGTAGATTCAAATTCTTCTGGTGTCATTTTAGCTTCAACATTCTCTGTTAATCCATCTCCGTTAATTACAACTTTAGAAACTTCAGTATATGCTTTTTTCAGAATTTCAACTTCTTGCTCTGCTTGATCTAACCAAGATAATGCATTATTACGTACTTTCTCTAGAGCGTATGTTTCAAACTCACCATTATTTTTTAATTCATGTTCAAATTCAATTGTACAATCATAACACATACCATTTACCTTTCTCATTTTTTCATCTAAATGAGATGGTTTAACGCATGTACACGTGTCTTTTTGGCAATTTGGGAACGTTCTTAAATAATCCCGAACGGATTGCATCGTATCTGAGTTTTTTGTTTTTCGTATACGGAATCCATCTTTCTGTTCAACGATTGCCACTGCGCCAGTTATGGGATCAACCTCTTCCCATACATCACCAATTTTTCGTTTACTAGCTTTTTCTGCAGCAGATTTTGCGTCAGAAAACCCTACAGTTTTTTTAGTTTGGAATTTATGTGAGCCATCGATCATTTGTTCGATAGCTTTAATATTTTGTAACTTATTCTTTTTCGCCATATATTTTAGTTTTTTATGCTACCCATTTTATTTCTAGCAGTAATAGCATAATTTTGTAACATTTTATAAATTGTAATTTTGTTATTCGTATCTAATTCTTTAATTGCCATTTCCAACGTTCTTATTATCGCTGTTGTAAGTCTAATTCCAGATTCTTTTGATTTTAAATATTTAATAAACAATGTCTCTGGATTAACTGCGTCGATCGAATTTTTATCGGCATCTGGTGTTTCTACATCAGTTTCGTCTGCAGGCACAGCTGGTGCTTCTGGAGCTGGTGTTGGCTCTGGTGTATCTGACAATGGTTTTGGATCTTCTTTTTGATCTTCCGTTTGCTCTCTTAACATAATTGCAATTTTTCTACGTATATATTCACGAATAAGACGTTCTTTATTTTCTGTAGATAATTTATTTATTTTTTCTTGTATGTCTTTATTAACAATAACGCCATGGTCGATATTTTTTAATTTTTCTAAATATTCTTCGGTATCTTGTTCCTGATTTTTATCAAAATACTTTGCAGCATATTCAGGATCATAATCACCAGTTTCTAAGTTTTTATATGTTCTGTCTTTATCAGACATATCCGGAACCATATTTTCGATATCATCAATTATTGGTTTATCGTCTTTTCTAGGAACCATTGTTTGTTTTTTACCAGTAGATTTTGGTACCATGTTACCGTCTTTATCTTCAACTTCATAATCCTTAAGATCTTTTCTAGTTTCTGTCTTAGTTGATTTTTCTAAATCTTTTGGTTTTTTATATTTAGATTTGTGTTTTGTTGACATAATTTTTCCATTTATTTATAATAAATATTAGTATGTGTATTTATCATATTATTTTATACTTATCGTTGATATCTTACCATTCCTAATATTTGGTTGACTGGGGCAAATGAGCCGGTTAATTTATATGTATTGCCTTTGTATACAAATACAATTCCTTCGAGTGGTACAATTGTATCAAAACCGCCGAGACGTTGTATACGCCCTAATTCTCGCTGTAAAGCACTTAACTGCGATGCATCATCGGTTTGTTTAAGAATTCGAATTGTATTTGCCAATTCTTTTCGTACATCTTGTACTGCCTTATTTGGATTCAGTGCTAAAAACTCAGATGCATTTTTTAAAACAATTGCTCCCAATTTTAAGAATATAGTTTCAAACGGTTGAATATTTTGTTTTTGATATTGTTTAAAATCTTTTTTATCAAATTCCGTTATCCAATTTGCAAATTCTTCATTATCCACAGATTTAACAACATTATTTATTCTTGTAGACTTATCTCCAAAAGCCCAGCGATTTACTAGTATATCCAATACAGAATCTGTAATATTATAATTTAATTGTGCTGCTTTTGTTTTAATAACATCTGCCCACCATGCTTTATGATATTCGGAAACTAAATCGGTTTCTTTTAATCTATACTTGTTTCGAAGTTGATCTACTTCTTTATATAAAGCATCCTGATAATCTTCAAAATTATCTATTTGACCAATTTTTATTTTTTGTGGAGGTATGATTTTAAATGTATTTTGAAGATGAGCATTTGCATCTTGAATCGCTCGTTGTAATATAGCGCCACCTGGCATATCTGTCATTACAACATTGCCTTTTTCATCATATTCAACTAAATTATGAAACTGCAGGAACGCATCTTCATATGCAATTATATTTTTTGTTTGAGGATATATAATTTCCATGTTTGCAAATACACGACCATTTTTAAATATAGCGGTTAATTGTTCCGTACTTAATTTTGTTAACGCTGCATTTAAATCATTCCCAGCTTCACCAAAAGCATCTGATAATGCGCCGCGGCCGCCGAATTTTTCTTGAAGTTCGGTCACTGATAATGGATTAATTCGTTCTCCTTTATTTCTAGCAAATCCTACTTCTCCATTTTTATATGTTACGAATATATTTTGACCATCTGTTTTCTCAGTAACTGCTTGTTCGATATCTAAACGACCACCTAATGATCTAGCAATCATTTCTTTCATATCATTGAAAGTTAATCCGTGTGTATCATATGGGTGATTCATATGTCCGCCTAAACCTCCTTCGGTAAGAAGATCTGTATACTTATTATAGTTTTCATTGATTTTTGATTCTGATAATTTAACTCCATATGTAGTTTTTTCATATTCATCAAAATCATATACGAATTCTTTTCCAGGATTATCTTTAAGAAACTTTTTTAATTTAGCAATTTTCTTTTGATGTTTGTCTGCCGTTTTAGCATCCATATACCCTTCAATTACAGCATCAATATCTTCTTGTAATTTAGATATCCACCATTCTTTTGTTAGTGCGTGTTCTTGAGTACCATTTAATATTTGGAATATGTTTTTCACAATTGCATCTGAATACTGTGGATAACTTTGTTTGAAGTTATTATAATCAGATAAATTAGCTCGGGTACGAGATGCTGATATTGGTTCGCCGTCCGCAGTTGTTAATGGATCAATATCTACCATTAATTCCGTAGCATCGATTCCCGCAGGTATCTTTCTTCCTGATCTATCGCCAACTGTTTTGTATTTGTCTACATTTGGTACGAAATCTTTAACTCGAACATAATCTGAATCTTTATTAGATGCTGCTAATGCATATGTTCCGGTGTCGACATCTGGTAATGCAAATAAAAATTCATATGCAGCCATTAATGGCGAATTAAATTCAGTTGGTTGAAATTCAATTTTAGAATCAGAATTTAATAATTCAAATATCTGCCGACTATCATCCCGAGTTACACCATCTCTAGTTTTTGGTCCACATAACATAATTACACGTTTTACTTGTGGATTATTAGCATATCTCTGAGCTAATTGCATATGAGCGCCGGTAATTGGTTTAAAGCCGCCCGGGAAAAGTACTGTTACATTATTCATTAATTATCCATTTATTAATAAATATTGTATACGCTAAATACAGCGTAGTTAAGGCACAGGCGGTAAAGGCACAGGTTCTGCAGGGGGCGCCGTAGCTGATCCAACTATTCTAGATGTTCGAAACACAAAGTTTTTTAGTTTAATAGTTCCAGTAGCACCAGTAGTATTAGATACTGATAATGTAGTATGTACCAAAACATAATATCCTTGTCGATCGGTGAAGGCAGTAGTAGCAATATTACTATTATTAGCTCCAGATTTTAATGTTGTTGGGGGTGCAAAATCAATTGATGCGGGACCACCTAATGCAGATTGCGAATCAAATAATCCATATTTTGATGGCGTTCCTGAATATGAACCTGTAATCGAATTTGCTATAAATGAGTGTAGATAAAATATTTTATTTCCTGCAGTAGCATCAGTACGATCAATTTCATATGTATATGATAACTGCATTCTTGTTTCACCCGGTAATATAAACATATGGAAACTAGGTCCAGCAACTGCAGAACCGGTTGTTGTTGTTGGCGTACCATTATCTGGTAATGTCGCTATACTAACAGAATATTCAGTATCATCAAAATAAACTACTCGACCAACATTTACACCATCGATAAATTCTGAATTACTATCAAATAAAATATCACTTCCATTAACAGCAATAAATGATGATGCGGTAACATCGCCATCGGCTGTTAAGTGAAACCCACTCGAGTAAATTTCTAAGTTTCCACCAGATCCTGATATAAATTGTGTTGCAGAATCACCTAGAAAAAATGTTTTTGTATGTACATCTAATTCAGAATCAGCAGTAGAATATCGAAAATAATTATCGGTATCTGCATATAATTCTAATCCAACGCCACTATATGGAACGCCGCCTTTAGTATTTTGGCCGGATAATGCAGATCCAGACCACAATAAAAATCCAGGATTTCCAGTTTCAAATCCATCATATCCTAATGATCGTACGAACCCAGTGTTTTTATATCCGCTAATCGCAACTCCACTATTCAATGAATCTGCTACATACAATGACCCAGTTAACATTGAATAATCTCCATCGATATATCGATTTCCGCCTTGCCATGTATTATCATAATTATAACTAATTAATTTGCTACGTACTCCAGCAACGTTATAATATTCAATCTTAAAAGCTAATTGATTTGCAGATTTATGTTTTGTAGGTATTTCCGTCCTAATTCTAGTATAATTAGGAGTATATCCAGGATCATTGTCTGTAGTTGTTCGTATGTCTGATAATTGCCATTGTCCGGCATTGATTACGAATATTAATACCCCATTACCTGATTTATCTGCTTTAAAATTTATTTCATAATCATCAATTCGTGAACTATTTGCGTTAACAGTAAGTTCGCCAATTCGTTTACCTAAATTAACTGGCAATTCTTGATTATAATAATCTGTTACATTATAATTAAAAGCAGATCCGGAAGCATATACATATATTTCAGGATTGTTATTCGAACTCGTATTAGATTTTTGTGCATAAGCATCAAATATTATTTTATATTGTGAATCTTGTATAAACTCTCCAGCAAACGAATCGTTTATTTGAAAAACGTGAACTGAATTTTTATTTGTAATATCAACTGAACTAGATATTAACGCTGCATTACTTATAGATTCTGTGGTGTATGTTAATGTAGGTGCAGTTACTTCAGTTTTACCTAAATATGTATGACCTTCCCAATTGGTATCAATGATACTTTGTGATGTAAATAATCCAATACTAGTATATGGATCAACTGAACTTGTGCTAGGAATGAATATTTCTGTTTCTGATAATTCGATATCATTTGTTAATTCCCAAGTTCCAACGGTTCCCTTTCCAGATGCATATACTTTAATTCTGGAAACATCCCCGGTTGCTGGTTCTAGTCCTTTTATTTCAAGTAATGCAAATGATTCTGAATTTTGTGTAGGAACATATGTCGGTGTTTCTTCGTAATCAATTGTATATGATGATGGAGAAAATGCAGTATAAGTATGTTGAGATAAACTCTGACTACTATATCCAATATAAGGTGTATTTAATATTGCAGTCTGATCTGATAATATTTTTTTTATTGTAGTTGTATAAGTTGTATTGCTTATATTATATAATGGTGTGGGAGATAAATTTTGTGGAGATGTAACAGTCAATGTTCCCCCAACCATATCTGATATAAATTTACCTCCGTTTAATATAGCAATCGGTGTTTTATTTTGATATTGATATTCAATAGTACCAGTTGAATATTGTGGAAATTGACTTATTGAATAACTACGATCCAATTGAACTCCTACTTGTTCGCGTATAACAATTGTAGGATTTTGTTCAAATATAATTTCTGAAACGTTTGGTTCGATTGGGTTTACTGGTATTGTTCTAGTCCAACGTAAATTAAATTTATTTTGCCATTCAATTGGTACATTAACTGCTTCTCCTACAATGATTATTGTAGCATCACCCGGAGAAGTATCTTCGTAAATATATATAGAAACTACTCTAGACTTATCTTCATCAATATAACTAATTATTTCTGCGTATATAGGATCGCCGTTATAATCTAATACTTCAACTTTAACTGCAGATCCGACTTTTAATGCATTTGTATTTCCACGAAGTTTAATTAGATTTTTACCAGCTGTTAATCGCGTAGGAAATTCGGATATATCAAAATAATCCGGAGATAATGCAGAATTGTCTTGTATGTATACAGGAACTTCTTCTAAATTTTGCCTAACCGCGGTTTTTCTTTTCATATGTATAATATCTATTTATTATAAATATCATACATGAATAATCTGGCTGAATTTATCAATCTTATTAACTTCTAACAAGTTATCTACCATATCACGCATTGAATCAACATGTGAAATAATAATAGAAAAATCAAACTTAGTTCTAAGATATTCAAACAGATTAACTACCGATGAAATATGTTCTGAGTCTAATGATCCCCAGCCTTCATCAATTGCGATAAAATTAGGACGCGGCAATGCTGATACATTGATTAAGCCAATTCGTATTGCCAATGATGAAATAAATCTTTCCATTCCAGATGTTAATTCTAACGGCCACATATTATCTTCATCATACACAATATATCCGTTAATATTTTTTCCATCTGTTTGTAAAATAATATTAAAATCTACAATCTGATCCAAAACATTATTAATTTCAGATTCAATTTTAGGTAAAGCTTTTGCTACTAAATCATATGGAACGCCGTTTCTTTTTACTGATTGTAAATAATATTCATATGCACGATATTCTGTTTCTATACGTTTATATGTTTCTAACTGCAAAATAGCGTTAGATTTCTTAGTTTTAGCAACTTCAATTTCACCATGTTTCTTTTTTATGTTTTTTAATAAAACTTTTAATTCAAGGTCAATTTTAGTAATTTGCTCTTTAATAGTTTGTATCTCAGATTCGATTATGATATTTTTTTCAATTGCAGATTTATTTTTAAAAAAATGTTCTTGTCGTTCCTGGTTGGTTTCTAGTTCCGATTCTTTAGTTTGTAAATCACTCTCTATGACTCGTAACTCTAATTCTACTCGTTCTAATTTAGGAACATCAAATGTGTTAATTTTAACATGTAAGTCATTGTATTCAGTTAATTGTGTTTCATATTGTAGATGTGATTTTATTTTATTTTGCAATTCTATTTGTTCATGTTTTAATTGTTTTAATACTTTATAATCTTCGTTAATTGTATTCTTGGCTTTTGTCGCATTTTGAACGAATACGTTAGATGTACAGTATTGGCAATCCGGGTCATATTCGTGATCGGATAAATGATTAATTTGTTTCTGCTTGCCATCAATTATTCCTTGTGTTGTTTGTATTTCGGCGTTTAATTTAAGTTCTTGTTGTTTTAAGTTTTGTAGCGTATCAAATTTTTCTTGAATTGTTTTTATATCATATAATTTCAATTTCTTTTTATTTTCTGATATAGTTTTTGAAAATGTTTCAATAAATAGTTCTTTTTCTGATGCATCAGTTTGAAGTTGTTCGATATCTTCTATTAATTGCGTTTCTTCTTGTGTTAAAGATTTTATATCTGGTCCACTATACGTTGTTGCTTGTTTCGATTCGATTAATTCTAATATTTTATCTTGAAGTTTAGATCTAGATGCATTTTGAATCGATTCTGAGGCTTCACATTCAATAATGTAATCTTTATTTGCATTGATAATCGATTCAGCTGAAGTTATAATTTCCGCGAAATCTGTCTTTTTATATTCTTTTAATTTACCAGAAGTTTCTTTGATATCTTCTGCAGCTAACTGGTAAAGTTGTTCGAATACAGTAATATCTAAAAACTGCGACAGTAAATCTTTTCGTTCTCGTTGCGATTTATTAATAAAGTTATTGCTGTCATTTTGTAATGAAAATGCTGTTAATATAAAATCATCATATGTACCTAGATATTTTCTAATATTCTTGTTAGTTTCACTTCGTTCTTCTCCATTTAGATTTTCTGAATCAGAATAAAAATTAACATTAACCTTAACATGGCCAGATTTTTGTGTTATTCCTTCTCTTTCAATAGTATATACCGTATTATTGATTTGAAATTTAAATATTCCTTTAAAAGTTGAACATTTATTGTTTAACACTTCTTTTGCTTTTCCAGTTTTACTACATTTGTCAAAGATAGTATATGTTATCGCATCTAATAATGATGACTTACCAGACGTATTTGGAGCAAATAATCCAGTTACATCTGTTATTTTACCGAAATCAATCTCATTGCCAGATCCATATGAAAACATATTTTCGAACTCAAATGATATTGGTGTCCACATAACGTGTCGAACTTGATCGAGTATAGGCAATTTAGAATTTATTGTGCGATTGATATGTCGAATTGCATCTAACTCTTCTGCAGTAGCTTGTGGATAATTATTTTCTACAAAATCAGTAATTAAGTTGTTTTGATATTCAACATCACGAACATTGCCTATTGTAATACCAGTAGTATTATTTGCTATGTTATTAGTATTAGTTCTTTGTATTGATATGTCTTGAACTGAATATTTGGAACGAAGTGTAGTTATAAATTTCTTCATATCCGCTGCATCTGTGTTTTCAAATTTGATACGTACTCGAGGTTTACTAGGAATTCTTGGTGGATGTTTAACAAGAGTTGTACCATTCACTTCAAATGTAACATAGCCATAATCATTTTCAATTTGAATAAAATCTGCTGTGCATGTTTCTACGTCCCAAACTAAAATACCATGATCTAATGCTTCTCCATGGTTCTGTTGTATGAGTGATCCAGGATATGCAATTGTTTTCTTAGAATTTAAAAATTGAGCTGGTTTATGAATATCTCCTAGCAAAGTCATGTCGTGTCCAGCAAATAAATCAGTAGTTACATGCTCATTAGATATCTCATAACCAATATCTGTTTTAGCTGAATGTACAGCGCCGTGGTGTAGTGCAATTTTTCGATACTCAGAATTGAAACTGTTCGCATTAATATAATGTTTTGGTTCTATATCAACAGCCATATGGTTCCATGTTATACCAGCAAAATTAAATAATCCATTATCTTTAATAAAAAATACATTTGGATTCTTAATCATATCCAATACTGGAGATAATGCATCTTCCCGATGTGTATTATTTAAATTCATGTCATGATTTCCCAAAATAACAATTGTAGGAATATCAAATCCATTAAAGAATTCAGTTAACATTCGAATTAACTCAGGTGACATTTCTAATTTGCTGTGTACGATATCACCAGTAACAACAGCAACACTATTTTTAGTACTCTTTAATGCAATTACATCAAATAAATTATTAAAAACTTCCCGATACTCTTGATGTCTTTTTAGATTACGTATATGAACATCGGATATATGAAATATTTTATCTGCTTGTTCAATCCCGCAGTTAATTTTTTTTATTTCCATAATAAATCCATTTTATATTGTATTATTTTTTCAAAAGTCATTGGCTGAGTTTCTTCTATACGTTTAGTCATTTCTTCAAATCCTAAATCAGATGCATCTTGTTCGTCTAATTTAACTAGATAAACGTTTAAACCTTCTGCCATAAACTTTTCACATATTGATAATGAATTGCGAATTGCATCATTATCTAAGCATATGTATATGTCTTTAACATGTTCTTCTATTAT